TTAACATTATCAGGTGCAGATCAAACATTTATATCTTTAGTTTTAAACGAAAATGTAACAAACGACACAGTAGATATTTATAGAGGCTTTTTAAATGATTCTAATTCATTAATAGCTGACCCATTTCTATTATATAAAGGACATGTAGAAAGTTTTGGAATACAAGAATCAGAAAAAGATAGTGCAGTTAATTTATCAATAGTTTCACATTGGGCTGACTTTGAAAAAAAGAATGGTCGTAAAACAAATAATATATCACAACAAAGATTCTTTAGTACAGATGTTGGAATGGATTTTAGTTCTCAAACTGTATTAGATATTAAATGGGGTAGAGCATAATGGGTTTCAATCCTTTTAAAGCTGTAAGTAAATTTGTATCTCCTATTTTAAAAGTATTAGGAGTTAATCCTTTTGTTGCTTTAGGTATTAGTCTATTTTTATCTTGGATATTAAGACCAAAAGTTCCTGAAATGGAAGATTTTGGAACTAACTCTTTTGATGATTTTGAAAGAGGATTATTAGTTAATAAACAATCTAATGACGCAAATATTCCTGTAATTTATGGAGAAAGACTTACAGGTGGAACTAGAGTATTTATGGAAACTTCTGGTACAGATAACACTTACTTGTATATGGCTATCGTTATGGCAGAGGGAGAAATAAATGACATAGAAGAAATAAGAGTAGATGATAAAATTGTTACATTTGCATCTAGTTTTTCAGATGGAACAGCAGTTGAAGTAGGAAGTGGAGATGCTAATTTTTATAAAGATAGTGAAAGTTTAATAAGAGTAGAACCTCATTATGGTACAGATGGTCAATCAGCATCTAGTTTATTATCTACATTATCATCTTGGGGAAGTAATCATAAATTATCTGGCTTATGTTATTTAGCAATTAGATTAAAATGGAACTCAGACGCATTTGCTGGACTTCCAAAAATACAAGCAAAGATACAAGGTAAAAAAGTTGTAGCTTATAACTCTAGCCTACAAGCACAATCTCCAGCTTATTCTACTAATCCAGCTTGGTGTTTATTAGACTATTTAACTAACACTAGATATGGAAAAGGTTTAACAACATCAGAAATAGATTTACAAAGTTTTTATGATGCCTCAGTTGTTTGTACAACACAAGTAACACCCTATTCAGGTGCAAGTGATATAAATATATTTGACACAAATACTGCATTAGATACTTCAAGAAATTTATTAACTAATGTTAGAGAACTTATAAAAGGTTGTAGAGGTTATCTTCCTTATAGTGCTGGTAAATATAGTTTAGTTATAGAAACAACAGGAAGTGCAAGTATCACATTAACAGAAGATGATATTATAGGTGGTTATAGTTTAACAACACCTAATAAAAACGAAAAATATAATAGAGTTATAGTTGGATTTGTTGACCCAGCAAGAAATTATCAAGTTAATGAAGTTCAATATCCAGCTATTGATGATAGTGGATATTCAACAGCAGATAAACATGCAACAATGAAAACTGCTGATGGTGGATTTTTATTAGAGGGTAGATTTTCATTCAGTACAATCACTAGCCAATATCAAGCAGAAGAAATGGCAGAGGTAATTTTAAGAAGATCAAGAGAAGCATTATCTTTAGGTATTACAGTTAGTTTAGATGCTTATGATTTAGCCATAGGAGATATAGTTAATATTACACATTCTTCTTTAGGATTTTCTGCTAAACCATTTAGATGTCTTGGTATTACATTTAATGAAGATTTTACAGTTGGTTTATCTTTAGTAGAGCATCAAGATTCACATTATACTTGGGCAACAAAAGTACAAGCTACAGCAACACCATCAACTAATTTACCTAACCCTTATATTATTCAACCACCAGCTAGTATTACTTTAGATGATACTTTAGTAGAATATAATGATGGAACTGTAATTGTAGCTTTAGATGTATCAATAGGTGTTTCTCCTGATAGCTTTGTTGATTATTACCAAGTAGAATACAAGTTAAGTACAGATTCAGATTTTATAATTTATGCACAAGGTTCAGGATTAAATCACAGAGTTTTAAATGTAATTGACCAAAAAGTGTATGATGTCAGAGTTAAAGCTGTTAATAGTTTAGGAGTTAGTTCTACTTATGTAACAGCAAATAGAACTATTGTAGGTGCGATTGAGCCACCAGCAGATGTAACAGATTTTTCTTGTAATATTTTAGGACAAGAAGCACATTTAGGTTGGACACAAATACCTGATTTAGATTTAGCTTTTTATCAAATAAGATATTCAACAGAAACAGATGGCACAGGAGATTGGGCAAACTCTGTATCTTTAGTAGAAAAAGTATCAAGGCCGGCAACATCAGTTACAGTTCCAGCTAGGGCTGGAACATATCTTATCAAAGCATTTGACAAACTAGGTAATGCAAGTTCTAACGCAACAGCCATTGTTTCTAATGTTACAGGAGTACAAAACTTTAATGCAATAACTTCTGTATCAGAACACCCTACATTTTCTGGAACATTAACAAATACAGCAATAGTAGATGATACTTTAAGATTAGATTCATCAGAATTATTTGATTCAGCTTCAGGAAACTTTGATGCAGAAATAACTAGATTTTTTGATTCTGGTGTTGCTAATGCAGACTTCTTTGCGAGTGGTAATTATTTATTTGCAGATGTAATTGATATAGGTTCTAAACATACTGCTAGAATTACAGCTACCTTAAAACAAACTTCTGATAACCCAGATGATCTTTTTGACAGTAGAAGTGGGTTGTTCGATTCACAAAATTCTAGTTTTGATGGAGATACACCAGCTAACTCAAATGCACATTTAGAAATTGCAACAAGTGATGATAACTCTACATTTACTGCTTTTCAAGGTTTTGTAATAGGAAACTATACTGCTAGATTTTTTAAATTTAGAGTTGTTTTAACTTCTAATGATTTAGCCTCTACTCCTGTGGTTCAAGAAGTTTCAATTTCAATAGATATGGAAGATAGAATATTTAGTGGTAATGATATAGAATCTGGTGCTGGAACTAAAACTGTAACATTTACAAATCCTTATAAATCTGTTAGTTATGCAGTTGGAATTACAATGGAAGATGCAAACACAGGAGATTTTTTTACAGTATCTAATAAAACAGTTAATGGTTTTAATGTTTTGTTTAAAAATTCAAGTGGAACAAATATATCAAGAACATTTGATTTTATTGCAAAAGGGTTTTAAAAGGAGTATAAAACAAATATGGCTCAACACGATTATAACATAGCAAACGCTTCATTTCCCACAGTTAGATCAGATATTAATGATGTCTTGTCTGCTATTAATTCATCTAATTCAGGAACATCAAGACCAAGTTCAGCAGTAGTTGGAACAATTTGGTTAGACACAACATCATCAGCTACTCCTACTCTTAAATATTATGATGGTGCTGGAGATATATCTCTTGCAACTTTAAATCATTCAGCAAACACAGTTAATTGGTTAGATAGTACAGTAGTAGCAGATTTAATAGGAGATACTTCTCCTCAACTTGGTGGAGATTTAGATGTTGTAACTCATGCTTTAATATCTACATCAAATAGAAATATTGCAATCACACCTAATGGTTCAGGAAAAGTTGTTATAGATGGTATATCACACCCAACAGCAGATGGTTCAGCAAATCAAGTTTTAACTACAAATGGCTCAGGAGTTTTATCTTTTGCTGATGCTTCAGGTGGTGGTACAAGTTGGCAATCAGCAGTCAAAACTGCAAACTTTACAGCAGTAGCTGGAGAGGGTTATTTTGTAAATACTTCTGGTGGTGCTTTTGAAATTGATTTACCAGGTTCTCCAAGTGTAGGAGATGAAATAGAATTTGTTGATTTTTCAAGAAACTTTGCAACAGCAAATCTTACATTAGATCAAGGTTCAAATAAATTTCAAGGTTTTACATCTCCAAAACCTGTTTATAGTACAAATGGTCAAAATATTAAAATAGTTTATTCTGGTTCAACACAAGGTTGGATTCCATTAGTAGATGATGATGTTACTGATGAAGTTCCACAAGCATATGACATTGATTTTTTAGTTATTGCTGGTGGTGGTAGTGGTGCAGTTTCGCATGGAGGTGGAGGAGGTGCTGGAGGTTACAGAACTTCAACACAAAGTACTCCATCTGGTGTAACAGTTACAGTAACAGTTGGTGATGGTGGTGCCGCTATTTCAGCAGGAGGTGGTAACACAGGTAATAATGGTTCAAATTCATCTATATCAGGTTCAGGTTTTACAACAATAACTTCTACTGGAGGTGGAGGTGGTGCATGTGGAACAATTACACCATTCGTTGCTGGTTTAAATGGTGGTTCTGGTGGAGGTGGTAGATCAGAGGGTTCTAATACTGTTGCCGCAGGAAGTGGTAATACTCCTAGCACAAGTCCATCACAAGGAAATAATGGTGGTGCAGGTTTTCAAGGTGCGCCCGAACAAGCTGGTGGTGGTGGTGGAGCTGGTGCTGTTGGTGGTACAGGATCAAGTGGAACTGCTGGTAATGGTGGTGCTGGTGCATCTTCTTCAATTACAGGTTCGGCAGTTACTCGCGCTGGTGGAGGTGGAGGTGGTGCAAGAAGTGATGCTCCTGCTGCTGGTTCTGGAGGGTCAGGTGGTGGTGGAGCCGCATCAAAAACTAACGCAAACGCAACTGCTGGAACAGTAAACACAGGTGGTGGTGGTGGAGGTGGTGGTAGAAATAATGGTGGTAATATGGGGGCTTCAGGTGCTGGTGGAAAAGGTGTAGTAATTGTAAGTATGCCTGACGCAGATTATTCAGGAACAACATCTGGAAGTCCAACAGTTGCTACAGGAGTTAGTGGAAAAACAGTTTTAACATTTAACAGTTCAGGGAGTTTTACAACATAATGGCTAGTTTTGCAAAAATAGGTTTAAATAATAAAGTAATAGAAGTTTTATCAGTTGCTAATGATGTTTTAGAAGATAGTAATGGAGTTGAACAAGAAGCTAATGGAATTGATTTTTTAACTAAGTTAACAGGGTGGTCAATCTGGAAACAAACCTCTTACAATACTTTAGCTGGAGAACATAAATTAGGTGGAACACCTTTTAGAAAAAATCATGCTTCAATAGGTTATACTTATGATGAAGATAGAGATGCTTTTATACCACCAAAACCTTATCCATCTTGGACACTAAATGAAACAACGTGTCTTTGGACACCACCTGTTGTAAAACCAATAAATAATAATAATTATGAGTGGAACGAAACAGATCAAACTTGGGATTTAATAGAATAAATATAATTTTTTGGTGTGAGAGAATACAAACATAATAAAAATAATAATTTTATAGATGGATATTATTTATCTGATCTATCTATTTGTGATGATCTAATTAATTTATTTAAAAATTCTAAAAATAAAACTGCTGGAGAAGTAGAAACAGGGGTTAAAAAAGAAATTAAAGATAGTACTGATTTACTTTTACGAGATACAGATATTCCTCAATCAAACACATTAATTAAATATTTTGAAGAATTATCTAAAATTTTAGATTTATATAAAAATAAATATAAATCTTGCGATAATCAAGTTCCTACTTGGGGTTTAGAACCAGCTTTTAGAATACAAAAATATAAACCATCACAGGCTTTTCATGGTTGGCATTGTGAAAAAGGTAGCATACACACAGCTATAAGACATTTAGTTTTTATGACTTATCTGAATGATGTTAAAAAAGGTGGAGAAACAGAATGGTATTACCAAAAATTAAAAGCAAAACCAGAAAAAGGATTAACTGTTATTTGGCCATCTGAATGGACATTTACTCATAAAGGCCATACTACTATAGATGAAGATAAATATATCATGACAGGTTGGTATGAATTTAAAAAATGATTCAATTTAACGTACAAAATTTATTTCCAACGCCTATTTATATATCAGATATAGATAGAAAATTTACAAAACAAGAACTTCAATTTGTAAATAAACAAAAAAAACATTGTAATAATAATCAAGGAAATATTAATACAAAAGATAACTATATTTTAAATAGAAAAGAGTTTGAAAATATTAGAAAGTTTTTAGAAAAACATTGTCAAAATTATTTAGATACGATTATATGTCCAAAAAATAATATTGAACTTTATATAACTCAATCTTGGTTAAACTATACAGAAAAAAATCAATATCATCATCAACACTCACACCCTAATTCAGTAGTTTCTGGTGTATTATATTTTAATAGTGATAAAGAAAATGATAAAATTTTATTTTCAAATTATAAAGGTTACCAACAAATTAAACCTGAAATAGATGATACTAAATTTAATCTATGGAACTCTGAAACTTGGTTTTTTTCTGTTCAAACAGGTAATTTATTTATGTTTCCATCTTCAACAACTCATCAAGTAGAAACTAAAAAAGGTAATAATACAAGAATAAGTTTAGCATTTAATACTTTTTATAAAGGTACTTTAGGCTCAAATAGTAAATTAACTGAATTGATTTTATAACTGTAAAATGTTATAAACACATCTGCAAGTGGGTATTACCTCCACACCAAATATTCACTTGCTTAACTATGGTTTAAACTATGAATCTTTCACGACACTTCACATTAGAGGAGATGGAAAAATCTCAAACAGCTACACGAAAAGGTATTAAAAATAAAGCTGGTAGTGGAGAAATTAAAAACTTAGGCGATCT